TTAATATTTTGCCGCAACAAACACCAGCTGATTTTGAACTAAATATGGAATGTCCAATGACATTGTCAAAATTGTCTGTAAGCTAGATTGCCGCTGGGAAGGGCTTGCCCCAACCTATCGCGCCTGGGTCAACAATGAGCTGTTTACCGAACGCACTTGGATTTGGACTGAAAACTATATTGAAGAAATATTTCAAGTCAAGGCCATACCCGGAAAATACCGTATTAGATTTGAGTTGGTACAGCCCTGTCTAGCGGACTTGATTTTTCTAGAAATGCGAGCATTGCACGGTCCAGTGCGTGTAAAAAGTGGTGGCATATTTTTGATTGATTCTTAACATGAGAGCAAGAGAATTCATAGGCGAAGATGTATCAACTACCAGCGCCAGTATTGCCCCGGTTGCACAGAGCCTGGGACACATGCCAATGATCAGTCGCATGGGCCGAGTGCCTACTGTGCATAAATATCAGACTAGAAAACCTAAACGGACTAAAAATGCTGGCAGAATCGCTTAAAACTATATTGGCTTCAAGCTACGCTTATGTGATCAAAGCGCAGTTTTTTCATTGGAACGTAGAAGGGCCTGACTTTGCTCAACTGCATGATTTCTTTGGCAAGATCTACGAAGAAGTCTATGACAATTCCATTGATCGCTGTGCTGAATTCATCAGAGTACTTGATGACTACGCTCCGGGTAGTTTTGAACGATTCGCGGAACTGTCTATTATATCTGGACAAATCAAAGTACCTCGTGCTCGACTCATGCTGGAAGAACTATTACAAGATACAAATAATATGTTGGCATTGTTAAACACTGCGTTTCAAGAAGCAGATGCAGATCAACAGCAAGGTATTGCTGACTTTCTGGCCGAACGAATTGACGCCATGGGCAAACATCGTTGGATGTTGAGATCGTTTCTCAAGGAAGCACGAGCATGAACGATATCTACACCATCCTAGCCAGACTGGAAGCCATACAAGAAGGCAGTACCACGCCAACTAAACTTTCAAAAGATCTAAACCCGCAACAAAAAGCAGTGCCTCAATTGCCTGCACTGTTCAAGCCTAATAAGATTTCAGTTCTGGGTGCCAAAACTGATCCAGATCATCCCATGCGTGGTTACGCAGTGGGTGCAAGTGAAAGTGCTGAAACCGAAGTAGAAGAAGACTGGCGCAGTGCCGCAGCAGCAGGTGCATTGGCCGCTGCTAACCTTCTGGGTACACCGGCTCAAGCAACAGAACCTGTGAAACCAATCACAGTAGCGCATGTGACCATAGATGGTGAAACACGCACATACAATCTTGGTGATAGATTTAAAAGTTCCAAAGAAGCAGAAAAGTTTATCAGCGATGTACTAGATCGTCAAGGGCTGTCAGGTTACAGTCTTGACATCAAGACCGGCGTGCCAAAGAACACAGACAGCACAGCAATGAAAGAACAAATAATCGCAGCCGAAGACATGCTGGGCAAAATACGTCGTGACTTAGCAGATTACCTCCGCAGCGTAGAAGATGAACTAGTGGGACGAGATAGATCACTGATACGCAAGGCCAAGCAAGAACTCGCCAAACCTGACATTGAAAAGTTTCTACCAGTCAAAGTTATCAGCACCGACGATGGTAAAGAACTCAGAATACATGGCAACGAAGACGATGGATTTAGAATCAGTGTGCATGAAAAAATGCTACCCACTGCATTTGAAAGCCTTGAAGAAGCCAGCATGGCCTGCGAAATGTACTGTGCTCGTAGGCGTGGCCAGCCCATGGAAGCCAATCCAGACTACGTGGATGAGCGCGACAGCACAGCAAAGCATTAGATGACCACCTTAGGACCGTAAGTGTTGGTCGTAGGCGGCTGCTGCCTGTGAACTAGAACCGCTACCTCTCGTTCCAAAGTGAGCTTTTATAATAACAATAATAATGATCTACACCAGATGGATCGACGACGAAGAATGGTACCATGTGTGCAATGATCATGGCGACTGTTTGATCCACACACGCAACCGACAACTGGCCTATTTTGTAGAACAACACAGTCGTGGTCTACCCCGTGGTTTATATCTGAGCATTGGCGGAGATCGACGTAGAGATAAAAAGCGTCCGTTGTTTAGGCGTCAACGCTGACGCTGCCAAACATACCTTGCACCACGATTTAGCGTTTGATCCTGAGTTTCACCAATGAATCCTTGATAGGCTGACATCACAGGCGTTTGTCCTAGAGCTTCGCTGATCATGGGCACAACACTGAGATGATCTATACGAATGTCCATGCACAGCCTGCCTCCAATTCGCAAACTTTGCAACACCTGTGGCCAGTACATTTCAAACGGTAGATGCCAACACCAGCACCATGTGCTGATCACAAGATCTAGATCCTGTGGCCAAGGGCTATCTGGTGGTTGGAGCACGAAACGCTGCCTAGCCAACTGGTTCGCTGTTAACAATTCTTCAACCACGGGCCAAGAATTATAATAGGGATGATCTGATCCATGTCTGACATAGTATGCAGGATCATAGGTAAAGTCGTTTTGATCAACCAGCCAAAATCTAGATTCTGGAAGTATCTTGGCAGCTATGATGTCCAGTATGCCTAATCCAGAACCAAGGTCCAATATCCTAGCATCAGCAGCTAGATCAAACGCACCTAGACGTTCGCATCTTTGCCAGTGCCATGTATAATATTCTGACAGTTTACCGGAAAGATCAGGAGCTGCACTGTTGATAAAATTACCGGTTTGAATTTTAACTAGATTCTCACAGAGAGGATCTATAGGAAACTGTAGATCAACATTTTGGAATTTAGTTACAACAGAAAAATCTATCTGTGGAAATGTGGGTTTGAAAGTCAAAACAGTTGACACCTATTGAAGTAGAAGCTAAAATACTTATCTAGGAGGATTTATGAACCGAACATTCAGTGCAGAACAAAAAGCCAAACTCACGCAATTGATCAACGAAGGCATGCAGGTCATGCACGAAGTTGAAACACTCAATGGTGGTTTGAGCGACACTATCAAGGCAGTTGCAGAAGAATTGGAAATCAAACCCAATGTTTTGAAAAAAGCCATTAGACTCGCTCACAAAGCTGAATTTGGCAAAGAACAGCAGGATCATGCACTACTAGAAGAGATTCTTACCACAGTAGGCAAGACTTTGTGACCCGTAGAATCATTTTATTTGATTCAAAAAACTATCAAAACCAGGTCTGTCTAAGTCCGTTTGTCAGTGTTGAAATAGATGTACAAGGTAATGTGCGAATGTGTGGCTGTCAGGCCTGGATGCCCACCATCGTAGGAAATCTGTTTGAACAGAGTTTGCCAGAGATGTTGTCGTCGCCTTTGGCTCGTGCTATTAGAACCAGTATAGCCGATGGAACCTATAGATACTGCAATGAAAAAACCTGTGGTATTATTGCCAGTGGAGCACTGAACAGTGTTCACACAGTTCCACCAGAAGTCGCACTGCAACTCAAAGACAACACCAGATGGAGCTTGCCACATGAAATTTTCTTGGCAGGTGACTTGACCTGTAATCTAAGCTGTCCAAGCTGTAGGAACAGTGTGATCACAGTGCCTGATCACGAAGTAGAGCAACAGATGCGGCTTGGTGAAATTCTCAGAGCTAATCTTTTTCCTGAACCCACTGATCAGTCAATAAAAATACATGTCAGCACCAGTGGTGAGGTGTTTGCAAGCCCAAGACTACTGTCTTTTATCAACAGCCTGGATGTTGATCAGTTTCCTAATCTTAGACTACATCTGCAGACCAATGGACTACTGATGCCTGCAAGATGGCATCGTTTGGGCAACATGGCTCAACGAGTTGACAAGGTCACAGTCACAGTTGATGCTGCCCAAGCTAATACATATGAGCTCCTAAGACGCGGCGGTCGTTGGGCCGACATTGTCAAAGCTCTGGAGTGGAGTTCAGATCACTGTGTGGCCAACAACATTGACCTGCATCTTCGTATGGTGGTTCAACGTGACAATTGGCAGCAGATGCAAGAGTTCTATGACATGGCCATGCTATATAAAGCAACCCTGGTTGAGTTTACTCGCATCAGCAACTGGGGGACTTTTGATGCTGTGGCCTTTGCTGAGGTTGACGTTTTTGATCCACAACATGATCAATATGTTCCAGCACAAAACCTGCTACAACAAATAAGAATTTTGCCAAATGTGTTTGTTTCTGGCGGATTATAAGATTGTTTGTTGACATTCTTTGCTTTTTTATATACAATAACTAGATGAGTTATGTTGACGCCCTTTTTGATCGTGACCACGATCGCATACATGTAGTAGAACGCAGAAACGGCGAACGCCGTTATCAAGAATATCCTGCCAACTATGTTTTCTATTATGATGATCCTCGCGGTAAGTTTCAGAGCATATATGGAACTCCCGTGTCTAGATTCTCTACACGGAGTAACAAGGAGTTTCGTAAGGAACTGCGTATTCAAAGTGGAAAACAATGTTATGAGTCGGACATCAATCCGGTATTTCGTTGTCTAGAGGACAACTACAAAGGCCAGGATGCACCCAAACTCAACGCAGCATTTTTTGACATTGAAGTAGACTTTGATCCTGAACGTGGTTACAGCAGACCCGACGATCCTTTCAACGCAATCACAGCCATCTCGGTATATCTTGGTTGGTTGGATCAACTAGTGACCATGGCAGTGCCACCGCGCAGTGTGAGCATGGAGACTGCACAGGATCTTGTGAAAGATTTCCCCAACACTTTTTTGTTTGGCACAGAAGCAGAGATGTTGGCTATGTTTTTGGATCTCATAGACGATGCTGACGTGCTGTCGGGTTGGAACTCAGAAGGCTATGATATTCCCTACACAGTTCAACGTATCACTAGAGTTCTCAGCAAAGATGACACACGCAAATTCTGTTTATGGGGACAGTTTCCAAAACAACGAACGTTTGAACGCTTTGGTGCAGAAGCCCTGACATTTGACCTTGTGGGTCGAGTGCATATGGACTATATGCAACTTTATAGGAAATACACTTATGAAGAACGTCACAGCTACAGCCTTGATTCAATCCTTGAATACGAAGAACTTGAGGGCAAGACCAAATACGAAGGTACGTTGGATCAACTCTACAATCAAGACTTCCGCAAGTTCATCGAGTATAACAGACAAGACGTTAATGGACTGGCCTCGCTCGACAAAAAGCTCAAGTTCTTGGATCTAGCCAACACACTAGCACATGAAAACACAGTGCTGCTGCCTACCACAATGGGTGCAGTGGCTGTGACAGAACAGGCTATTATTAACGAAGCCCACGAACGTGGTATGGTTGTGCCCAACAGACAGGAGAGACACAGTGATGACGACACACAAGCGGCAGGTGCCTATGTTGCTTATCCCAAAAAAGGGCTCCACGAATGGATTGGCTCCATTGACATCAACAGCCTCTATCCCTCAGCGATCCGCGCTCTTAACATGGCACCGGAGACCATTGTTGGCCAACTCCGGCCGCACATGACCAATCGGTATATACAAGAAAGGCAACAGCAAGGCATGAGCTTTGCTGCTTCATGGGAAGGATTGTTTGGCACACTAGAATATACCGCTGTTATGGAACAACAGCGGGGCACTGAAATCATTATTGATTGGCAATCAGGCGAAGAGTCAGTTCACAGTGCAGCAGAAGTATGGCGCATGATTTTTGACAGTCGTCAACCTTGGATGCTCAGTGCCAATGGTACTATTTTTACTTACGAACGCGAAGGCGTGGTTCCTGGCTTGCTGAAACGTTGGTATGCTGAACGTAAGGACATGCAGAAAAAAGCCAGAGAATACGAAGGAGTAGATGATGCACAATTTGAATACTGGGACAAACGCCAACTCGTCAAGAAGATTAATCTTAATAGTTTGTATGGCGCTATTCTTAACCCCGGTTGTAGGTTTTTTGATAAGCGCATTGGTCAGTCTACTACTCTTACTGGACGGGCGATTGCGAAGCACATGGACGCACACGTCAACGAATGCCTCACAGGACGATACGACCACGTCGGAGAAACCATAATCTATGGCGACACAGACTCATGTTACTTTTCTGCTTGGCCTGTGCTCAAGAAAGAAGTAGAGTCTGGGCGAATGGAATGGAACAGCGATATCTGTATTCAACTCTACAATGGCATTGCAGATCAAGTCAACGAAAGCTTCCCTGCTTTCATGGAAACAGCTTTTCATGTGCCAAGAGAAATGGGTTCAGTGATACGCGGCGGGCGTGAACTTGTGGCCACCAAGGGTCTGTTTATCACCAAGAAACGCTATGCTGTGATGTACATAGACAAAGAAAACAAACGTGTTGACATCAACGGCAAGCCGGGCAAGGTCAAGGCCATGGGGCTTGATCTCAAACGTTCAGACACTCCCAAGGTAATTCAAGACTTCTTGAGTGAAGTTCTCAATGATGTGCTACAAGGCGCCAATCGTGAACAGATAGTGGAAAAGATACGTCAGTTTAAATTTGATTTTAAAGAGCGCCCAGGTTGGGAAAAAGGTTCACCCAAGCGTGTGAACAACTTGACCAAGTTTGTGAAAGCCGAAGAACGCGAAGGTAGAGCCAATATGCCAGGACATGTACGTGCTGCCATGAACTGGAATGTTATGCGTAAAATGATGGGCGATAACTATTCAATGCAGATCATGGATGGCGCCAAGGTAATTGTTTGTAAACTCAAAAACAATCCATTGAACTGGACATCAATTGCCTATCCCACAGATGAGCTGCACTTGCCTCAATGGTTTAGAGAACTGCCATTCGATGACAATGGCATGGAATCAACTGTGATTGATGGCAAAGTAGATAATCTACTGGGTGTGTTGGACTGGGATCTGGAAGGCTCAACCAATACTACCAACACTTTTCAAAGTCTATTTGATTTTTCATGAAACTAAGTGATTTGGTTCACTACAGAAACATACTACTGGCCAATCGCAGCCAGGAATGGCGCTGGCCTTTGCAAAACTATCTTGATCTGCAACAACGCAGTATGAGACAAAATGTTGATACCCGTAATAAGTTTGAAACACAATTGGAACACAACATTGGTCAAGTGGCCACGGCACTGGGAAATCTAGAAGACTGTATCACTGACATCATTGCCAATGTAAACAAGATGATATCAGAAATAGAACCACAGTACTTTGCTAAAAGCTACAATTGGTATCAACAAGAATCCAGTTTTGAAACAGTGGATTACATATTGAATCGTAGACTACGGGTGCCTGCGGAAGACTTTGAACCTTTGCAATATCGTGTTAAAAATCTTACCGACTGGCGTTATCCATTGCTGTGCATACGCCCCGGACGTGAAGATCATATACGCTGGTTGGTGCCAGCGCATCCGTTGTATATTGCAGATACCGAACATGAACTGTTAAAACCTGCCATTGAACTGTTCAATCCTAAATATCAAAGACATCTACGTCCTTATAAGATTCGCGAGGATCACAGTCAGATGTTTGACTTTATTCCAGACGAACAGTTGGGGTTGATCTATTCCTATTACTTTTTTAATTTTAGACCGTTTGAAGTAATCAAACGATATCTGTCTGAACTGTATCACAAACTCAGACCAGGTGGATCAATCATCTTTACCTTTAACAACTGCGACTACTCAGGCGGTGTGCGTTTAACTGAAAATCAGTTTTGTTGTTACACTCCTGGTAAGATGTTGCAACGCTTGGTTGAAAGTCTGGGTTTTATCCACATGGAAACCTGCAACACCGACAACGGACTATACTGGATGCACCTACAACGTCCGGGCAATCTTGAAACTTTACGTGCTGGGCAGAACCTTGCAAAAATCATTCCTAAAACAGTTGAATGATCTAAATATCTCTGTTATCATATACAAAAGGAGAACACATGAGAGACCAATTACTTGATCTAGTTGAACACACCTATGACCTTGGCTGCATTGATCTAATCAAGATCGATGGCACGGACAAAGAAACCACAATTTTTGGCTACGCCGAAAACAAAAACGTAGTACTAGAAGGCAAATTTCATACACCAGTGGCCGAATTCATTGGACACTTTGGTATGCCCAATCTCAGCAAGTTGAAAATTCTGCTGAACTTGCCTGAGTATCGAGAAAACGCCAAGCTCAGTATCACCAAGAAAACCAACGGTGATCCTGATGGCGTATACTTTGAAAATCAAACAGGTGACTTTCACAACACCTATAGATTCATGTCAGCTGACATCGTGAGTCAACAAGTGAAAGATGTCAAGTTCAAAGGAGTGAACTGGGACGTGGAGTTTGAACCCACTGTGGCGTCAATTCAAAGACTTCGCATGCAGGCACAGGCCAACTCAGATGAACCTTTGTTGCAGGTACAGGTTGACAAACAGAATCTCAAGTTCTTGTTTGGTGATCACAGCACACATGCTGGCAACTTTGTGTTTCATGCAGGAGTATCCGGTGTTCTAAAACGTCCATGGGCATATCCAGTGGCAGTGGTACAATCAATTTTGAATCTCAATGGTGACAAGAAAGTTCGTTTTTCAGATGGTGGAGCTGCTGAAATCGTGGTTGATTCTGGATTGGCTACCTACAGCTACATTATGCCCGCACATCAGAAATGATAAAAACTATTTCGTCTTCTAGCGCCTTTGTTCAAGTCACTGGTGGTTTTCCATCAAGCGGACCATACCTACAGACTCCCGCAGTGGCAGGACCTCCTCCTGCTGTTGGAGCTGTGAAATTTGATTCTGCCTCACAAAACCTACAGGTATGGGATGGCTTCAACTGGTTGAATATGTACACTAGTCATGCCATGGTTGGTTTAAACCCAGCCGCTGAAGACGCAATTAAGTGGGCTCAACAAAAACAAAAAGAAGAACAAGAACTTGAAGAACTTATGCAACGATCTCCTGCGCTGCGTGATGCCTATGAAAAATTCCAAATAGTAAAGACACTAGCCACTAATGAAAACAGACAACCAGCATGATCTAACTGCTGCACAAAACGACTATGCTGTGTTTCTTCCAGCAGTGAGTAGTTTTTACAGTACCTATATAGGACGTCAACGCTATGAACAGTATGTAGAAGCCACACGCATGCCTGCAGGCATTCCTGACATGGAAATGATGAACTTCTTTAATGATCAAAAGGCATTGTTTCCTTATCGTTGGGCACTGTATTCTGCAGGACATGCCAATCTGGATCTTACCAAACCAGATCCACGTGAAGACATGATGCGTAATCGAGGTAGTCACACAACTCTACTCTGTGACTCTGGTGGATTTCAGATTGCCAAGGGTGTATGGGAGGGAGACTGGCGAGATCCTAAATGTCCGCGAGCTCAAAAGAAACGCGAAGCAGCACTGAAGTGGCTTGATGGCATGGCTGACTATGGCATGACCTTGGATATTCCCACATGGACTGCCAATGTACCTGGCGCTACAGAAAAAACAGGCATTAGAGACTACAACGATGCTGTTGCGGCTACACACTATAACAATGAATATTTCATTAAACATCGTCGTGGTGTTGCAGAAGGTGGCACACGTTTCTTGAACGTTTTGCAAGGAGCCAATCATACCGAAGCAGACGCATGGTATGATCTAATGAAACAGTATTGTGATCCCAAAAAATATCCTGGGCGCCATTTCAACGGCTGGGGCATGGGAGGACAAAACATGTGTGATGTGCATCTGGTTCTCAAAAGAATAATCACATTGATACATGACGGCTTGTTAGAAAAGGGTGTACATGACTGGATGCACTTTTTAGGTACCTCCAAACTTGAGTGGGCAGTATTGCTTACAATCATACAACGCTCAGTACGGCGATACCACAACTCCGACTTCACCATTTCATTTGACTGTGCTAGTCCATTTTTGGCCACAGCCAATGGACAACTATATCACACCATTACCACAAAAGATCGAGATAAATGGAGTTATCAAATGAGTCCCACAGCAGACAACAAAAAGTTTGCCACTGACTCTAGATCATTCCGTGATGCTGTGATGCAAGAAGGTATTCATCCTGCGTTTGAAGATTCTCCAATATCTGCTAGACTAAAAATATCCGACGTGTGTGTATACAAGCCTGGCGACCTAAACAAAATTGGCAAGGAAGGACGCACATCATGGGATAGTTTCAGTTATGCCTTGCTCATGGGACACAATGTGTGGATGCATATCGAAGCCGTACAACGTGCCAACCGAGAGTTTGACACAGGAACATCTCCAGACATGCTGGTGCATCCTCTCAATTCAGACTATGATGTGGCAAAAATTATTGATCAAATATTTGCCGCACGTGATCGACAACGCAGTCTACAGATCATAGATGATCATGCTCGTGTGTGGGAACGAGTGATTGGGACTCGCGGTTTCACTGGTAAACGAGCAGTCAATGCCAACTCAATGTTCAACAGTCTGTTTGAAACAGTTGAAGACATCGAAACCACAGATGAATTGGATCAGGCCAAACTGGATGCATTGGAAGCTGAGTAAACTGAGTTTGACATAATTTGTGTTGTGTTATAAAATTGCAATAGATTATTTGTGACAGGAAAAAGAATGTACCAAGATCAAATACGCCAACTAGAAGTTCAACATCGAGACCTAGACAACAAGATTGACACACTGGAAAAAACCGGCATCTATGAAGACCTGCGTTTGCAAGAGCTCAAAAAACGCAGACTCATGGTACGAGATCAACTCAGTGAACTAAGACGCAGACAGTTTGAACACGATCACGAACGAGTTAATTACGACGATTATGAATAGATTAGGACATCACAACGCCAACTTCTTTATTGGTAATGAAGTTGAGCATACACCCGCACACGGCAAGCGAACTCTGTTTGTGGTTGGGTATCAACCCGTGGAAGATATACAGGCAGTGTTAGATGAACACAACAGTTGGACAGACCCTGCTCTACATATCAAGCATATCTTTTTTGGTGCCAATGACAGCTATCATCCATTGACCAACCCAGATATCGTGGGCTGGGAAAACATCATACACAGTTTTTTGATGCGAGGATACTGGTGTAGTCTTGACATTCCTTTCAAGTACGTGGCTGAATTCAACGAAAGTGGGCTGTGCGAACACAATCGCTTTATTCCTATAATCAAGGTTCCTGTGCCTTATATCAGATTGTGGAACTATAATACCTGTGTGAAAATTGATGACAAAGATTTCGCTGATACCAATCCAGGTGTCTGGGTACACAGACTGCATGACCTCATGCACACAGATTGCTTTACTGATTGGAGCATGTACAACGACGACAAGGTGACAACATGAAATGGTTTGATCAATGGTTTATACGTAAATCTAAATGGGCCTGGGAAAACAAACATTTGGTGCGTGATGCATACGAAAGCGAGGGTAAATTGGTGAGTTCACAAGCAGTGGAAACTGACCTACATGACTTTAACGATGGTTTGAGAATAGCTGTGAAAAAAGTTATAGGTGGGTCTGTGGTTACATTCAAAACCTACGATAGAAAAATTGATCGTAGCACAGACAGAACCTATATAATCACTAACGAACAAGATTTCAATACCGAACTTGGTAAGATTATTACCATGGAAAGTATGCGTCAACATTAATGCAACAACCTCCAAAAATCCTTTATCGCGTAACCAGTCTCGCTGACAGATCGGTTAGAGTTCATCATGTTTTACAGCGTCTGAGTAGGGACCAGGTTGTGCGCATTGACCAGTGGTATATGTGGGGGCAAGGCTTTGTTGCCGAGCACACAGATCTCGCCAGATATACCAAGTTTATTGAATGTGATCCCGAGCTAGGTTACCAGGTAGAAAACGAAGTTGCATCAAACTTTCAGTGGGAAGGACCAGACTGGAATGAAAAAGCTCAACATCGCATGCAAAAAGATCTTGCCAAAGGTGGAGTACAAAGAATAGTGGAACAACAAAGCAGTTGGAAGCTGCTTGAAACAAAAATATGGATCAATGCACCGTTTAGAGTTGACGAAGTTGACTTTTTAAACAATAATATAGTACTCAAGATTGATGTACCTTACAAAGGACAGATTAGAGCATGAACTCACAAGAATACATTGACGTTTTAGAATCACACCTACAGGCCTCATTGGACACTAGGAATCGTATTGTGCAACAGGCCAAAAGACAGATTTGGGTTACGTTCCGCAAAGAAGGCATTCACAAGTATCCAGCGGCTGCTACTGATCCTAATCTAGCCACAGGAGATGCATATGACGTTTCGTTTTTGGCCAATGCACATCGCCATATATTTCATTTTAGGGTGTCAATCGACGTATGGCACAATGACCGTGATATCGAGTTCATCCAATTCAAACGATGGCTGGAATCACTGTATTCAGGGCAAGAAAATTGTTTGCGATTGGACTACAAAAGCTGCGAAATGATCGCAGATGACTTATACAATCAGATTGCTCAACGTTACCCAGATCGAGATATCTGTATTGAAGTAAGTGAAGATGGTGAAAACGGTTGCTGTGTTTACTACAACACACATCAACCTTCTATGAAAGTAAAAATCTAAAGGACTACTATGCCTAATCTAAATAAACTAAACAAGGTTAATGAAACAGTATCAATCTATCGCTATGACAACGGTTGGATGGTTGAAGTTGGTGGCCGTGATGACGACGATGAGTGGGTAACTGCTAAAGTGATTTGCAACACAGAAGTAGAAGTACTTGATTTAATTAAACAATACAATACACTACCATTGGTGAACTAAGGAGATTGAAATGGCCAAGCCTGTAATCAAGCCAAACCCTCGTGTAACTCAAGTGTTTGATGACCTCGAACGTTATCTTGAATTCTGTCAAGAGTTTGGTTACCGTTACAATGAAGCAGAACTTTACAACTGGAAGAGCTATGCTTATCAACAGTTTATGAAGTTCTCTCAAGGCAAACCAGTAAAAGACATGTGGTTTCAAGACCAGCGTAGGCCTGGGAGACCATAATAATGAAAAAACTTTACTACATGGGGCTTGAAAGTTATCAAGCTCGTTACACTCTACAACTAACTGAATGGAATCGACGTGTGTTTGAACGTCGTGGGTTAGATGTGGTATATGTTCCAGGCACTGCTATAGACAACTCACAGGCCATATCTGTGGGACAGGTTCTAGACGCACATGGTAGAAGTTACTTTGGCATGAGCCAAATGATGAATCTCGTGCAAATGCATAAGAACGGAGAGATTAGGCATGATGATGTTATCTACTTTGAGGACATGTTTCAACCCGGTATCGAGAGCCTAC